CTTTAGCGTCTATGGGTTTCCGCGCCACAGATCTCCGTTTTGCTACAGGTTCTGCCGAGCGGATGCGTATCGACAGCTCTGGGCTTGTTGGCATCGGAGAAAGTTCTCCGACGCAAATGCTTGTCATTAGAAAAGACAGTGCTTCGACTTCAGCTGGGCAGTATCCCGTCATTGACCTCAGAAACGACAACGCCTCTGGATTTAGTCAAATCCGGTTCATGGAAGGCGGCACAGAAAATGCTTCCATAATTTCATCTAACGCTAGTAATGATTTGCGCTTTAGAACTAATGGCGCTAACGAGCGGATGCGGATCACTTCCGATGGTGATCTTTTAATTGGTCAAACTTCAACCGATACACCTGGATTTGGCAATACAACTTTAGGGGCAGCTTTTGAAAATCTTGGTGCAGACGGAGTAGCTTTCTTTGCCTCAAGATCTAATAATATCTGTGCTGGTTTTAACCGCGCTCAAGACGGCGCTATTGTTCAGTTTGCAAGCGCAGGAAATGTCGAAGGAACTATCAGCATCTCTGGTAGCACAACTTCCTATAACGGTGCTCACCTTTCTCGCTGGTCACAACTTGCAGGCGGTGCAGAACGCACTGAAATCTTGCGTGGCTCTGTGTTGAGCAACCTTGATGAGATGTGCGAGTGGGGCGAAGAGGACAACGAGCAGTTGAACCGCATGAAGGTCAGCGATGTTGAAGGTGATGTCAACGTGTCCGGCGTGTTCCAAGCCTGGGACGATGACGATGACACCTACACCAACGACTTCTATTGCGCGATGACGGGTGACTTTGTGATCCGCATTGCACAGGGCACAACCGTTGCACGCGGTGACCTGCTGATGTCTGCTGGTGATGGAACGGCAAAGCCTCAAGACGACGACATCGTGCGCTCCAAGACCATTGCCAAGGTGACTAGCACCACGGTTTCAACGACTTATGCAGACGGCAGCTATTGCGTGCCCTGCGTCCTCATGGCTTGTTAAATACAGGTCATTTAGACTGTTCCTACATCTATTGAGCGATCATGGCAAACGTCAAGATCACCGAACTGACGGCTGCCACTGCCCTCGCCGGGACTGACGTTCTGCCGATCGTTGATGTTGGAGCGGATGCGACTAAGAAAGTAAGCGTTAGTGACCTGTTGCGGAACTTGCCTGATGGCAGTGCCGCCAGCCCGTCACTGGCGTTTGCGGACGATCAAAACTCGGGAATATTGTCACCAGCAAACAACGAGTTGGCGTTTGCGACGAGCGGCACCACTCTTGAAATAAAAGGTGGCGCAGCGACTAGAAGTGGCGGCATAAGGTTGTCAACAAGTGACGATTCACAAAAAGCCGCTTTTTATATGTACGACGGTGCGGGCATTGTAGGCACTGAAACCGCACATCCACTCGGACTTTATACAGGTAATACCGAGCGCCTACGCCTCGATACATCGGGCCGTTTACTTCTGGGCACGACGACTGAAGGGCAATCGGAAGCTGACGATTTAACTATTGCTACTTCTGGGCACACTGGGATGACTATCCGCAGTGGAACCACCAGCAAAGGCGCTATTTATTTTTCAGATGGTACAAGTGGAAATAGCGAATACAGGGGATATGTTGAATACGACCATCAGAGCGACTTCCTCAGGTTTGGCACTGCGGCGGCAGAAAAAGTTCGCATCGACAGCTCGGGCAAAGTTGGTATTGGCCAAAGCTCTCCAAACGCCCTGCTTGAGGTAAATAGTGGTACAGCTGGAAACGAAGTTCAGCGAATTGAAGGCAATTACTCAAGCTCCGGCAGCGTA